AAAAGTAAATGATCTCATTAAAAACCTCAAAGAAAAAAACTTTCCAGAAGTACGTAAATGGTGTGTCGATAACTTGGACAATGATCCTACTGTATTACTTCGTCGCATTTACGATAGTCTTAACGAATCCCTTGTCCCTCGCACTATTCCTGCTGCCGTTCTTATTATTGCGAAATACCAATATCAAATAGCATTTGTTGCCGATCAGGAGATTAATATGTTAGCATGTCTTACAGAGATAATGGTCGAGTGCCAATTCAAATGAGAACACAAAACAAAGAAAACTACTACTATGTTTTTTGGGTGGTAGCAATGATTGCCTTCATTATTCCTCAAGTAGTGACTGCTTTTGCATATCAGAGACTTGCTGATAGAATAACTAAACCAATACAAGTTGAAATTGTAAAACCATCTCAATTATGATTGAATGAATTGTTTTGGGTTTTTAGGAATTATCTTACTTATTAGTGGAATTTGTTCTGGATTTATTGCTTACTATGGTATTATGGATTTAATAAAATGAAAGAAGAATTATTAAAACTTTTAAAAAAAGATGCTTATCGTAAAGGTGAGTTTACTTTATCATCAGGTAAAAAGAGTGAACATTATGTAAATTGCAAACCTGTTACTTTGAGTAGTGATGGTTTGTGGATGGTGAGTGATTTATTATTACAGCATGTAGATGATGATGTAGTAGCAGGTCTTACATTAGGTGCTGATCCTATAGTCAGTGGTTGTTGTTGCCTTGCTGCTGCTCATGGATATAAATTAAGTGGTTTAATTATTCGTAAGGAACCAAAAGGATATGGAACAGCATCACAGGTAGAAGGACCGTTGCCACCAAAAGAAACAATTCGTAAGGGTGGAGCAGCTCCTACTAAAATCACTGTATTAGAAGATGTAGTTACAACTGGTGGTTCAGCAATTAAAGCAGTAAAGGTATTGCGTGACTTAGGATATGAAGTTAATCGTGTTGTCTCAATTGTAGATAGACAAGAAGGGGGTAGAGATGCTATGATAGATGCGGGATTAGAATTATGCAGTTTATTCACTATCGAGGACTTTAAATGATTTTAGTTTTTATTATAGTAGGACTACTATTTTTTATTATGGGATATGGATTGTATCTCACAATAGGACCAGGTAAGACAGATTTACGTGATCCAATTGATGAACATTCTAAAATGCATGAATTGGGAATAGCACATGGTCATGGTGGAAATTCTGAGGCATATAAAATGTCTGGTAAATTAAACCATGTCCATGATGAATAAGCTGCTTAACATACTTAAAAAGTGGTGTGATTTATCTCATGATCAACCTTGGAAAAAACATGAAAACATTGACAAAAAAACAAAGACATCAAGTTAAATCCAGATGGTATTATATCTTCTGGGGTGCTGCAACTATATCAGTATTTGCTGGACAGATGTATGTCGGTTCTGGATATCGTAAGATGGCAGAAAGCTTTGATAGAATTGTAGATACGGTTGTTGTTGAAGTTGAAAGAGGGTTTGGTAATGGCACAAAGTACTATTAAGTCATTAAAGACACCTTTAAGATATCCTGGTGGTAAGTCTCGTGCTTGTACCAAGATGGATCAGTATTTTCCCGACCTAAGAAATTACACAGAATTTTGTGAACCTTTCTTGGGTGGTGGAAGTGTAGCACTTCATGTAACTAAAAAGTATCCTCATCTTAAGATAACAGTTAATGATTTTTATGAACCATTAATAAATTTCTGGGTGCAATTGCAAACATTTGGTGATGAATTAACAGAGAAGATACGTAACTATAAATCAACTCATCCTGATCCAGAAACTGCAAAAGAATTATTTTTAGAATCAAAAGAAGCAATTAATAATAAAAGTTTAGATTGTATAGAAAGAGCAGCAGCATTTTATATTGTAAATAAGTGTAGTTTTTCAGGACTTACTGAAGCATCTTCATTTTCTAAACAAGCATCTATTTCTAATTTCTCTATGAGAGGAATAGAGAAGTTGCCTGGTTATTCTGAATTAATATCTCATTGGCATATTAATCAATATTCTTATGAGCACTTGATGGAGAATAAAGTTCATGATGGAATGTTTATGTACTTAGATCCTCCATATGATATTAAGGATAATCTTTATGGTAAGAAAGGTTCAATGCATAAAGGATTTGATCAC